CCAAATAGTCGCCCTTGGAGAGCGCAGCCGCGTCCGGCACCGTCCCAGGCTTCACGATCAGCACCCGCTCGGCAGGGAGAGAGGCCCGGTAAAGGAACGCGGCATCCGCCGTCGCCCGTTCCGCCGCCTCCTCCATCGAGCCGGGGAACGGGGTTTCACGGGAAACCTCCAACTCGGGCAGCCTGGCTCCCTCGGTCTCGGGGAATGCGCTCCGCAGGTCACCGTCCCGCGAGTAGAGCACCAGATCCAGCGTCCCCTCGCGCGTCTGCGGACCCTTCACCAAGCCCATCACCCCACGGCTGGACTTCGTTAAGGACTTAACGGTCGTCGCTTCCAGCGCGCGCCGCTCGCCACGCGAAAGCACCCGACCAAACACGTCCGCCATCTCCGGCGTCACGTCCAGGTCCAGCGCCGTGCCGGTCAGATCCTGGTAGACGCGGCGGAAATAGGTAGCGACCTTCTCAAAGAAGCCCTCCAAGCCCTTCGTCGGAGCAACGCCATCGCGCAGATACCGCTCAAAGCCAGCCGCGAACTTCTCCTCGGCCTTGGTGTCCCACTTGATGATCCCGCCCTCGTCCGCCACCGCACCGGCCCATTTCGCCGCCGTCTGGATGTCCGCCGCGTCCATCCCGATCTTCGCCGCCACCTCGCTCGACGGGTCAAACAACTGCCGGCGAGCGACATGGCTCAACTCGTGAAGCGCGCTGGTCAGGTCAGGATTCTTGAGCGCGCCAATGAAGGCAGTCCCGTCGTCCTTGAAAAGTGTAAAGGCTCGCGCGGTCGGGTCAAGGTCAGCGCGCGCGCGAGTCGGCAACTCGGAAGCCGGTCGGATCTTCGCCCGATCCAGCCCAGCCGCCTCAATGAAGGACTCAACCGCCGCGTGTTGATCGTGGTCGAATCCGAACTCGTCACGCCAGAGAGCCGCCATCGCGGTCCTGACCGGCTTCACGTCCACCTTCACCGGCTGGCCGTGGCGGACACCCCGCAGAGCGTGGAACACTTCCCCCACCGCGTCCAGAGCCAGACCGGGGACGATCCCCTCCAGGGCGTTCTTGAACCGAGCAGTCGCCTCCGAATCCTCGGGGTCGCTGGCAAGGTAGTTGGTCACCGACCAGTCCAGGCCAGCCGACCGCGCCCAGTCAGAAAGCCGACCGCCCTCAGGATCGGTCACCACCGCGTCCACGACGGCCCCAGCCATGGCCGCACGTCCAAGCCGGGACAATCTCCCCGCCCAGCCGACGCCACGCTGAGCGGCTCCAAACGCCTTCACCGCCACCGTGCCGGGGATCGCGTAGGTCGCCAATCCCTCCAGCAGACCAGGCGCCCAATGCGTGGACTGGCCGAGCAGACGCTTGTTCCAGTCCGGGAGCGTGTCGAAGGACACGAAATCGGCAAAGCCGTAGACCCCCTTGAGCATCCCTTCCACGCCGCGCGGAACCGCGAGCGCGAACTGAGTCGCCATGGACTCCTCCTCGTCACGCGGATCCTGGATCGGGCCGAAGCCCGTTCCAATCTCATAGCCGGGAGCCAGCAGACCTTGAGCCTGCGATGCCTGCATCGCGTCCAGCATCGCGGTATCGCGACGCGGGGGCAGGAGAGGTGCGGCAGGTTCTTGCGGCATTATTTCGGCTCCGGGATGCGCGTCAGGATCACCAACCGCTGAGCGGCCAGGAAGGACTCACGAGAGTATCCGGGGAACTCCTTGAGCCACGCACGGATCGTCGCATCGTCCGCCGCGTCCAGTTCGGCAACAGAGCCGAAGAACGGCACCGCTGCGGGGCTGATCGCCTGACGGTCCAGGTTGATCCAGTTCTCGGGCTGCGCATCCTTGCTCGGCTTGCCCTTCCCAGCCTGCACCTCCTCCAGCGTCAGCCCCGTCCAGAGCTTCGCGGCGACAAACTGGTTTTCGATCCGGCGAGCCATGTCGTCGGCCTTCTCCAGGTCTGGCACCATCCGGCCAAACCAGAATCTCGAGGTGGACTTCTGCGGCGGCTCCTTCATCGAAACCCGCCCACCCTTGACCTGAATGCGATGCTGGTCACCAATCGGGGTCAGGCCGGAACTCGTCGCAAAGCCCGTCACGGCGTCAGGGTCAAGGCCACGCGACACCGCATAGAGCGAAGTCTGATGCTCACTGTAGGCGATGGCGCGATCCTTGCGGAATCGCTCATCAATCTGTTTCTCCAGCCGCTCCGCCTCCTGGATGAACGCCTCCGGGCGACCCTCGGCGCGGAACCTCTCCGTCCTCGCTTGAGCTTCCGCGAGATTCTGGGCTGACGGACCCACCTGCTGCGCCCGCTCACCAGCCGCCGCCGTCACTTTCTCCTTCGCGGTCGCGGCATCCTCGGCTCGCTTGGCGGGCGGAGCTTCCGGCTGCGGCACGGTGAAGTTCCCGTTGCGGATCATCTCCTGCGCTCGCTGGAGCGCTTCGCGCGGCGGAGAGTTCGGATCACCAACCCGAGCCTGAGTCTCCAGGTGCAACAGGAAAGACTCCTCGGCCTGCGCGTACATCCGGAAGGCCAGCCCACTCGTCACGCCAGCCCGACCGCTGGCGACGTAGGCGGCCACATCGTCGGGTCCGGCCTCGCTGTAGGTGTCACCGGGGATGCTGATCTGAGCCGCCGAGTCCTCGTCCAATCGCGCGCGCATGAACTCGTAGATCCACCGCTCACGCGCAGGCCCGTAGGCTTTCTCGGCCTGAATCCGGTTCCTGAACGCCTTCGACCGATCCATCGAGCCACCAGGGATCTGATCCTCCACGTCCCGCGTGATCTCCTCGATCAGCTTCCCAGATCGGCCAAGGAAATCAGGCGTCCAAGCATCCACCGCAGCAGCCGCAGCCTCTAGACCGTGCGACTGGATCATGCTCGACAGCCGCCCCCGCTCGCTGGTCATGGCCTTGTCCAACTCGGCCAGCAGACGCGCTTCCGCCGCGTCCCGCTCCGCGTCGTCCACGATGGAATCAAGCATCGGCTCCGCTGCCGCAAGCAGCCGCTCGCCCATGCTCTGCGTCAGCGCATCCACCGGGGCAGCAGCGGCCTTCTCGACCGCACGACGGTTCCCATCCGTCCCCATCTCCAACAGGAATGCGTAGGTGTCCCGCGTGATCTTGCCAGCGTTCAGCGCCCCCTCGAGCGCCACGCCATACCAGCCAGATTGAAACTCCGGCCCCGTCGCTAAATCCTTCAAGCCCTTCACCGCATCCGGGTCGTCAATCAGCGCGAATCGAGTGCTCTCAACAGCGCCAACTTGATTCCTCAAACTCACCCGGCCCGCGCCGATCAGCAAGTTCGTATCCACGCCGTCCCGCTTCCCGATCTCCTGAGCCTTCGTCAGCATCTGCCCCTCGGCCTCCTGCTGGGTCAGACGGCCATCGAACACCTGCGCGGACAGCGACAGCGAGAAGTCGTCCATCTCCTCCCGCGCGTCGTCCTGCTTCTGATTCTTCCGATCCCGCAGGGTGTCCGCGCGCGCACGGATCGCCCGGTCGGCAAGCGACTCCAGAGCGTCCAGGTTCGTCGCCTCGTTTTCCCCAAAGGACTTCTCATCCCCAAAGGTCTCATCCTCAATCTGGCCGAGCAGGGCCGTGACCTGGAGGCTGATCGCGTCCAGTTCAGCATCATTGTCCGCGCCAGCAGCAGCCGTCGTGATCGTGTCCTTGATCGCGTCCACGATCTCCTTGCGGCCATCGTTCCCGCTCCGGCCACGCTCAGAAATCACCACGCCACGGAGCGCCGTCAGGTCTACATCACCACCAAGCGCCGGGTCCAGCGATTCCCGCACTAGCCCGCGCACATCGTCCTGGTACTGCTGCTGGGTCTCGGCCTCAAACCGCTGCGCCCGGTTCGTCGCCGCAGACAGCACGAACTTCTGAGTCACGCCGTCCGCGACAGCCTCAAACTGCGCCCGCTGAAAATCGTTCATCCCCGAAGTCGCGCGCGCCCGCTCCTCTTCGATGACCCTCAAGTGGGCGTTGGAATCGCCCAGGTTCGACGCCTCGGTGCTGCGTCCAGTCAGCCGCTCCGCATACTCAAGGCCGATCCGCCGCCCAGCCGCTTCGTCCAGGCGGATCTTCCACCACGGGTTATCAATCCCGCGCTCCTTGCTGATCTGCTCCCAGTCACGCTCAGACTCGGCCCGAATCTGGTCAGGGGTCAAATCGGCAATCGCGCCCTGCGCCTGCGCCGCCAACGCCTCCTGCTCCTGCGCGAACTGGCGATCCGCGTACCGATTCAGCGCCGGGGAAATCCCGCGCAAGGATTCGACCATGCTCCGCAGTTCCCGCTCCCGAGAATCGTCCACCACGGGAGCCGCATAGGTGTCCAGAGTCGCCCCGACGCTCGACGGCTCCTGACGACGGAACGGGTTGAACTCCTCGACACGCGCGCGAAGGTTGGTCGGCATCTCTAGTAACTGCCCCCGGTCGTAGTGCGGTTGGGGGCCGTGAACCGCGAAGCGTCCAAGAAGCCACCAGCAATCGTCAGCCCAGCACCCGCGAGCGACGGGCGCTCAAACGACGGGCGGTAAGTGCTGATCCGGTTCTTCGCCTCCTGCCCCACCGCCTGCAAGGTCAAGGCCGTGTCCGAGCGACGGTAATCCAGATTCCGCCTCACAGCCGTCGAATAGGACAACGATGCGGCGCGGAAGTTCCGCACCTGGTCAGCCAACACTCCGCCACCAGCGCCAGCCTCCACCCCGGCAAGTGCAGCAGCGGACTCCGCCTTCAGACCCTCACGCTCCACGCGGTCAATCTCCTGAGCCGCCGCATCCTCCTCTTGGATCTGCCGGACGATCAGGCCACGATACTGGCCAGATGCAGACAGCGACGCGGCAAGCGCATTCGCATCCATCGCCCGCTGCGCCGACTTCACGCTGTCCTGCTGCGCCTTGTAGGTCAGAGCGGCACCAGCCACAGCGACCGCCACGCTCGCAGCCGCAGCCTCAGCCGCCGTGATGTAGACCACCGGGAGAGCAAAGCCCATGACTTAGATGCGGAACGGGTGGTACAGATTCACCGTCCCGTCCGCGCATTGTGCCTCAACAGGAGCATCAATGTCGAATCCGAGCAGTTCAAGCCAGCGAATCGCCAGAGCGCCAGCCGGAACCTCGCTCGACAATCCACCGAATCGGGACCGCCAATGGCTCACCAAGCCCTTCGCCGTTCGGGTCAACAGAAACGGGTGATTCATAAGCCGCTCAGTCCCGATGTACCAAGGACGACCCGACCCGTCCGGGCGACGAATGCACCCAAAGATCGCCTCCGGGGATCCGTCCAGGCATCCGGCAAGCGTCCCGGAGTGCTTCATGCGCGCATCATCCAACGCCTCCCCGACCGACATTCCAGGACCGACCGCGTGAAGGATCTCCAGCCGCGCCTCGTCGTTGACGCGCGCACCCACGGAGAAGCAATCCTCCGCAGTTGCCACGCGCAGCAAGACGCTAGGCGACGCGCTGACCGCGCGAGTGGAAGTTGACTTCGTACTCGATGCCATTGATCCGTGATCCCCAAGGAGAATCGTTCACCAGCACCACCTCGTAGCGGTCGTTTCGCGCAAGAATCGGGACCGACCGTGATCCCTTGAACGGCTCGATGTCCACGCTCGCGCCGCTCGCATGAAGGAACTCCCGCGTGGTCGTCGTGCCGCCTACGCCCAGCCCGGTCAGCTCTACCTTCAAGTGTGCCGCCTCTGCGACATCAACAATCGCGCGCTTGACGTGCGTGACGCCAGCAATCAGCGCCATCGTCCCGCCGCCGTAGGTCTGCTTCTCCATGTAGACCGGGCTGGGGGTGTGCCGCATCGTGAACTTCTGCCCGATGTAGAACTCCTTTCCGGTTAGGTCCACGCCAGGGAACACCACCACAGCAGTTCCTCCGCCGCCGCCAGCCGGGGCATTGCTCGCATAGACCTGACCACCAGCCTGCCCGGTGATGTCCGCCAGCACCGCGTACACGATGCCCGTCGCCCCGTCGCCACGCCGCTTCCAAGTGCCAGCATTGAAGGTCACTGTGGTATCGCCAGCAGCGAACACGATGGACTGAACCGCTGCATTGTTAGAGCGGATCCGATTGTCGAGCAGCACCTTGGACCAGAAATCATCATCGGTCGCGCCCGGTGCGAACTCGATCCGCTCAATCACCACACCCATCCCGTCCGAATCTCGGAAGGTCGTCACGAAAAGCGTGGACTCCACAAAGGCGATGCTCACGATGCGCGGCGGCGTGGTCTCCGCATGGCTGGTCGCAATGCGGATCTTCTGCCATGCACTCTGCTGACGGCGCTCCGGCGAATCCTGCCAGCGGTAGATGTAGATGAAGTCACGATCCGAAGTGATGAGCGCCAGGACGTTTTCCGTGCTGCTCGCCGCCATCTGCACCACGCGACCATGAATGTAGCGCGGACAATGCTCGGTGATGTCGGCGGCCTCCATGCGGAGCCGGTCTCCGCCACGCGAATCAAACATCTGGTAGACCCCCGAGTAGCCGCCCCACGCGCCACCATTCAGCGCTCCGCGCCGGAACGGAGCGAAGATGAATCCCGAGGCCGTCACCGGCCCACCATCGGGGTCCACAACCGACGATCCCGCCACCGTCAGCCCCGCCGTCAACGGGGAAAGCGTCGATCCACCAGCATCCAGCACCACCTGAGATTGATCGGTGAAGAACACTGCGCGCTCGTTGTGCTCCACCATCGCGCGGAAATCGCTCGCGTCCCGAATCTGGCTCGTCAGGTCGATCCGGTCAGTCTCCAACAGGGTCGCCACGCTCACGCGGAACAGGTTGAACGGATCCCCGGCCTCGCTCGCCAGCACGTTCTCGCCACCAAGCAGGAACAGCCGACCGCGATGGAAGCCAAGCGCGTCAATCGGCTTGTCGAAGATCGCAGGGACCGGGTTGGTCTCGTTATCTCCAGCAGCACGGTCAATCCACGTAGCCGGTTCCAGCACGAAATAGGGGTCACCAATCGCAAGCGCCGCAGGATGTGTCCCCACGCTTGATTTGACGTAAGAGCGGAAAACGTGCGGCATCGTCGCCGCGTTCACGCTCGTCTTGACCAACCAGCCGATGCTCTCTTCCCAAGTGCCGCGACCGAACGCTCCAGGATCTTCGGAAGAAAACTCTGCGTAGTAGTCGTCGTCGGCCTCCTGGTTCGCGCCAGAAATCCGCACCTTGAAGCCGTCCGGCGCAACCTCTGGCAGCACCGCGAAGTCCTCAATGTTCCCGCGAATCACCTCCAAAGATTTCGTGTAGTTGGCATCGTCCGGCTCAATGTCGAAAGCGGCAATCGGAGACTTGAGAACTAGCCCGACGTTGGACACCCGCTGGAAAGAAAAGGATCCACCCGCGCCAGTCAGAGAGTCGTCCGCCACCGCAAGCGACTGCATCTGCGCATCCGTCACGATGTCGAAGGTCTCCGTGATTCCAGCGACGTAAACGCCCCCCACCGACACCGTGAACACCGCAGCGCCGGGATAGACGGCTTCCAGCGCGGCGTCAATGTTCGCCGCAAGAGCCGCGCCAGCGCCAGCCGCAGAGTAGGCGATATTCGCGGTCGTCCGCTGCACCCAGGCCGCAGTCGTGAACTCGTAGAAGGACAGCTTGAACGTCCCCCCCGTCGAGTTTTTCACCGTCACGCGCCAGGTCCGGTGGTCGATCTGTTGCACCGTCACTCCGGCCCCGTTCAGGTCATTCAGGATGCGGCGCAGGATGAACTCCGGGCCGATGTAGCGAGCATGGGTAGAGACCGATCCGTCCGGCGTGTAACCGTCCGCAATCCCCGGCTGCACGTCCTGGAAGTTCGCAAGGTAAGGGATGCCGTCAATCGACACCCCGTACTTTTGGCCGTAGGCTCCGGCGCGCACCACGATCAGCGCACCCGTCTCCTGCGCCGCGCTGAGAGTCGCGGCCATCTTCGCAATGCGGTTGCGATTCAGCAGGAAGGTCGTATCTCCCGCCGTCATCATCCGAATGTCCTTGGTCTCGTCTGCGACCTGCTCCTCGGCAGCGGCAGGGTTCAGGTAATCATTCAGCACGGTCCCGACGACTGCCCCGGTGGTATCTCCGTAGATCGGCACCGCCGCCCCGGTGATCGCATTGATCGCCTTCGCGGTCCAGGTCACGCCCAGCGTCGTGTCCCGATAGATCAGCAGGACGTACTTCTCACCGCTGTCGCGGTTCACCACATGAGAGAACGCCTGTACGGTGTTGCCCACGGCGTTCGGCGCATACCCGACCGCGATGAACTGCGTACCGGGCCGCTTGTCCAGCCCCTGCGCGAAGGTCGGATAAGCGTTGATGCTCTCCGAAGCCATGTTGAGAAACCGCGTGTTTTCGGGCTGCTGCGTGACTCCACCCAGCAGGTTCGCCACCGCACGGCCAACCAGACTATTCGGCATGGGGGTAAACCATCGGGGGTCGGCGCATGAACGCGCGCGCAGTGTCCGGCGCATCGCTCATGCGGTAATCAGCCATTTCTAGCTCCTGACTCATGAACGCTTGGTTCGCCATGCGCTCATCGTCGCGGAGCGCGGGCTGACTCTCGCCAAGCGCGCGCTCCACAAACTCCCGCACCGCCCGCTTCATGATCCAGTTCAGCGCCAGCATCGGCAGATCCGCAAACGCGCGCTGCGTGATCGTGTTCACCCGCACCGGGCCGTTGAAGGTGTGGGTGTTCTCCCAACGGTCGTAGAGTTTCCCCGCCTTGATCGTCAGAAGGTGCTCGCGGTCGCGCGCCTCAACTGAGATTACCCCAGCGGCCAGAGTAATCTCGCCAGCCACGGGAGTCAGTTCCACGTTCAGATCGCGGCTGAAACTGTAGCCAGCCATCTGCACATCTCGGTCCACTTGGTCCAAGATCCGCACCGCCAGCTTCACTTCCGGCTGGGTCGGAGTCGCCACCTCGCCAGCAGTCGTCTCCGACTCGCCCGCCGCAGCCAGCATGATGTTCACGATTTCGGTGCGGTCGAGCGTCGGCATGACTTCCTACCAGACTAAGAAAAGGGGGCCAGCGATTGCCAGCCCCCAGAAGAAACACATGACGGACGGAGAAGCGGCCCCGTTAGGAACCCTTGACCCAGATGGCGCATTCCCGACGGAACGAGCCGTAAGCAGCCATCATCGAGGCAACGTAGGCATTCGCCTGCAAGCGCATGTCGTAGGCAGCCTCGAAGCGCACGTCCCGAGCGATGCAGCGGATCGCTGCGTCGCGGTGGTAACACGCGCCGACGGTGTTCGCAAAGTTCCGGTCGAGTTCCGCCTGCTTGGATGCCGCAGCCGCCAAGTTCGCAGTCACGACGTTCGAGGACTTCACCACGCGGAAACCCGCAGCAAGGAAGGTCTCCATGCTGGAGTTGCTGCCGTTGTTGTTCCCGAAGTCGCGGTTGATGAACGCCTTGTCGGTGCTCATGAACAGCAGCGGGTAGAACAGCGGATGGATGGCGAACACGCGACCCTCTTCCGGCACGTCGGCCTGGTCCATCGCGGACCACATCGCGTAGAGGCCATCCCGGAGGATGTCCGCCTTCGCAGCGGTGAACGCGCCGTTGATGGCGAGCGTGGTCGTGCCAGTCGCGCCCAGGTCCGGCTCGTTCGTGTATTCGGCGGCTCCGCCGTTCCGCACGGCAGCAGCGATGATGGCGCGGAAGCAGTTTTGGTCGTCGGCCTTCTGCAACGCTTGGCGAATCGCCATCGCGTGTGCCTTCTGAGAATCGAAGTCCTCCTGGTAGCCTTCCCACTCGTCGAGCAGACCGGCTTTCAGGATCTTCGAGTTCAGATTGATGACCTTCGAGCCTTTCTGCGGGTTGCCCGCGTAGGCTCCGTCGATGAAGATGTCGTCACCAGGGGTGTGGTTGACGGCGGTTTCTTCGTCGTGGAACTTGACTTCGAGTTGCTTCGCGCCGCGCGGGAAGCCTCGTTGCGTGATCGTCGGGCCGAACTTGAGTCCAGCCTGGAATTGCATCGCGATCAGGCCACTGTAAATGACCTTGAGGTTCGCAAGCACATCACCGGCAGCATTGTCTTGCCCCGGGTGGTTAAGAAGGGTAGCAGCCATGTCTTTGGTGTTCGGTTCAAGTGAATCGAGCCCCGCTGACGATTAGATGCCTGCCGGAGTGCCTGGAGTTTCCCCCAGATCCGTTTCCACGAGTGCCCTTTCGGATCGCGGTCAGTTCAATCGAGTGGAAGGATCAGCCCGGAGAGTATCCGCCAGCGCTCGCCCGTGCAACCACCTGCTGGCGGTAGGCGTGTCCGGCTGCCGAATCTTCCCCAAACAGGGGGTTGGCGGTCGCCGCGCTGAACTCCGCCTTGGAGCGGATCGGCTCGACCGTCCCGGTGCCGACCGTAACGCCAGCCACCCTCGGAGCCTTAGCCTTCGGGTTGGCCTTGCCGTGGAGATCCCGAAGCATCCGCACCGCAGCGCCACGGCGGATGGCCGAAGCGTCCCCGAGCATCGCGTCCAGGGTCTGCATGTCGCCAGCCGGGAGCGCCTTGACCGCCCACTGCTGGGCTGCCCGGAACTCGTCCAGGGTCGCAAACCCGGCGTCTACGACCAGTTGGGCGTTCTGGGCCTGCACTTGCTGAACGCGGGTTTCCACGATCACCTTGGCCGTCGCCGGAGGGATCTTGAACTTCTCCTCGATCTTCGCGTAGGTCTCGGGGGACAGGTCGCCCTTCGCTAGGTATTCGGACCCGATTTCCTGGATCGTCGCCTCGTTGAGCGCCGTCCACGCCTCTCCCCCTTGAGAAGCGGCGGGGTCCACCTTCTCCGCGCCCTTGGTCGTCAGATCGCCGGCCTTTTTGCCCAGCAGTTTCTCCAGGTCGGAGTAGGCCTTCGCCTGATCCTCAACCGTCTTGTACTTGGGATTGAGCCATTCCGGGCGGTTCGGGTCAGCAGCGACCGGACCGGGCGCATCGTCGTCGGCGTCGTCATTGTCTGCCACCGCAGGCTCCACCGGCTTCCCGCCGAACAGCGCCGCCAACTGCTCCTGAGTCGCGTCCGGTCCAAGCGCCTCAAGCGCCGCGTCCAGATCGTCAGGAGTCGCCGGGGATGCAGCAGGAGCCTGCTGCACCACGCGCGGGGCGTCCGGGCGAGGCGGGCGCGTGATCTTCGGAGTCACCTCCGGCGATGCAGCCACCGCAGGAGACGGCGCAACTTCAACAGCGGGAGCCACCGCAGGAGCGGCGGGGGGTGCAGATTTGATTCCTTTCGGCATGTGTGTGTTTCCTCTCTACGCCGCTTCCAGCGAGCCTTCCGGCGTCGCCTTTGTCAGCATTCGTCCGCCCGCGTCCACCATTCCAGACGCCACGCGCTCTTGAATCGCGTTCTTCTGGGCGGCCTCGTTCATCGCCGCGATCTGCGCGTCCGTGCGAATCACCCCTTGCGGGTCAATCCCCTCGGCGGCAAACAGGCGGTTCAGCCACGCGCCGTCGTCGAAGCGTTGCGCGGCGGCTTCCGGCCCCATCGCGGTCGTCGCGGCGGCACGGACCCGCAGCAGCTTCTCCGCATCCGTCGAGCGGCCAAGCGCCTGGATTCCCGTCACGATCACCGGCTCCACAGCACGACGCTTCCCGGCCATGGGGATCTCGGGGATCACGCCACGCTTGGCGAGTCGCTTCGTGATTTGCAGCGCCATCGGCATCTGCAAATCCAGAGCGAGCAGCGGGAACACCCCGCCCAGATTCCGCTCAAGCTGCTGCTGCAAGAACTGAATCTCGGCGGCGGTCACGCGCTCAGCGTTCCGCACCTCCGGGGTCGAGAACGCGCGGTTGACCTGAGCCGCCAACCGTTCCCAAATCTGGAAGGTTACCGACATGTCCGCCTGCTTCCCGACCTGGAGCGTCGAGACTTGATCGGCGCGGCCAGAGCGGAACGCCCCGTTTGCCGCCGTTGAAAGCGCCTTCGGGCTGATCCCGCTCGCCGGGTCCACCATGAAAAGAACCTTGGCGGCAAGCGCACCGGCCTCGACCACGCTCTGCTGCGAAGTGTCCAGGCTGGCGATGTCCCCGAAGTATTCTTCCACGAATGAGCGGCCATAGTGCTCGTGCGGAGTACGAATGAATCGAAGCGGCAGGAACGGACAGTCCTCGATGATCCCGCCGTAGCTCTGATCCTCCAGCACCCGGCCTGACCCGACCTGCTGCACCACCTCGTAGCGTCCATCCGCATAGGTGACGTGGGTGTAGATGTCTACTTTGGAGTCGTCCTTGAGCAGCGCGAACGCCCAATCGACCGCCTTGATCGCATCCTTCTCTTCTTCGGTCAGTTGCCCCGCGCCTTTCTGCTCGTGGATCACGATTTCAGCGGGGGAGGCGTCCGGGTTGCGCCGCACGACGTAGGCGCGCAGCGGATGGACGCGCAATCCACCCTCGTCAAGGTGTTCAAGTAGGCTGTTGCCGACGACGAGCAGGCTCCGCACGGAATCATAGACTCCAACGCGGTAGTTCTTGCGCTCGATTTCCTTCACCACTTCACGCTCGCGCGCAGCAAGGTGATTCTTCACGTCCTCAAGTGGACGCTCCGGGCGACCGGCCTGTTCGTAGGCAGACTGAATCGCGCGCAGTTCGTTCTCCAGCAGTCCGTCGATCTCGTTGCGATAGAACGGGACTCCGGGCGGGAACAGTGAGAGCGAGATTGCCGACGACATCGTATTGACGCCACCAGCCGCATTGGACTGGAACGGAGTCGGGAAGTCGTCGGATGCGGTGCTGCCGCCGCGAGGGAACAAGTAGGGGATGCTCAACGCCGCGCACTTTTCAGCGCGACGCTCGAACGGGGAGCGGTCAGGCTCCAGCTTCTTGTACGCCTCGGACGGTGACGGCATCTAGGCCGAGCCTCCGTCGGTTGCGCCGCCGCCATAGTTGGTGCCGGTGCCTTCGGGGCGCGGGATGCGGAGGCTGAACGCATTGGCAGAGCCGCGCGCGAGGCGAGGACGCCGACGCTTGACGCTGTTAATCCCCGGCACCGGAGGCGGGGGAGCCGCAGCCGGGGGCGGGGGAAGATCGGGTCCGCTTCCAAATCCCATGGTGTGCTTATTCCTCCTGTGCGGCGTGGAGCGCCGACGGCGTGAGTGTATCCGCAAGCGACAGGGCGATTCTCTTGGTGGTATTAAGCATCGCGCTATCTCTCCATGATGGATGCGGCTGCCACGACTACGGTGGCGGTCGTAGCGGTAGCCCACTGGACGATGTGGGCGCAGGTTCCGTCATAGAGGCGGACTCCAGGGGCTTGCTCGAATCCGAAGCTCGCGCCTACGTTGTAGATGGCGGAGGGTCCAGCAATGGCGAGTTGCCGATATACGACCAGGTGCGCGCAGTTGGCGACACCAAGCGATGTAGCGAGGACGATCCCCTCGATGGACTTCACGCCAACGTCTCCGTCTTGAAGGTTGAACGGGATCCATGTTCCGCGCGCAGGCGTAACCGGGATCTGTCTGCCCGTCAGCGCGATCAGTGTGGCGGTGCGCCCACTGGTCCCTTCCGAGTTGGTGTAGTCCACCGTGGATCCTGAGATCAATCCCGCGTTTGATCCTGCGGCGGTGTAGAAATAGAGGGCGATCCCGTAGCCGCGACCGTTGGCGGATCCGTCTAGATCGCGCGCAGCGAATGCCACCGAGGAGATTGCCTGATCGGATGTCGTGGTGCCACTGATCCCGCTGTTCACCCAGACGAAATCATTGAGGATATAGGTGCCGAGGACGCTCGCGGAGCACTTGAAGTCCGTGAGGTAGTTCGCTCCGGTCGTTGCATTTTTGTAAGGGAGGCAGCCGAAATCAGCAATGGCGGTTCCGTCGGGTGCGCGCCCGTTCAGGCCGGGAGTGCCGATGTCCCACGCGCCGGGGTTGCCCGCGACGTGACCGAAGCAGTAGTTGACTCCAGCCGCTTCACTGGTCCCGCCTGTCTTGGTGTAGCATGAAACATATCCTGCGATTGCGGAAGATGCGCCGCCAGAAGTTGCCACCGCAGCGACGACCTGCACCCCATCGACGTCGTAGACGTTGATCCTTCCCTCTTCGTCTACCATCAATGATTCCCCGGCTTCAAGGCTGATTGCCGGGGTGAAAAGGTAATCAACGGCGTCATGGGTCACCAGCAGCGTCACAGTTTGCAGCGCTGCGCCACGGTTCCTGACCGCAATGTTTCTAACCACGCGCTGCACATCGTTCTCCTGCGCGGTCCCCACGGTCAGAATCGTGGTGGTGGTGGCAGCGGAGACCGTCGCGCGGGCTGGTCCTTCAACCAGACCCGACCCGACGCGATCCTGGTAATGCACCACCGCATCCACTGGCTCCGCAGATGTCGTCGTCATGCGAAGCTCACTCAGGTTGGTGAGCAGGACGATCATCTATTCGTCTCCTCTCCGCTGCCGCTCGTAGACCTCACGGAGCAGGGCCGCGACGTAAGCCTTCCCAGACTCAAACATCGCATCCTCGATGCTCTGTCCGGGCTTCACTGAGACCTGCGGGAAGGTGCGCTCCAATCGTTCAACAAGCACGAGATCCACGGTCGGCCACTCTTCCTGTTCACGCAGCCGGGGCCGACGACGCGGGGCCGCAGGTTTTGCTTTCGGCTTTGCGACAGCAGGCGAGTCGTTTTTCGCCATGCGGCCTCCTACCTACTCCAGATCCGGGTTGCCGAGGACGGGGACGCGGCTTGCGACGGCAAACACAGAGAGGGTCGTCGCAGCGCCAGTGAGTCCGAACCACCGCACCCAGAAGTCGCGCGGCGGATTCGCAACAACGCCGATGATGTTCTGGTCAGGTGTCGCGGAAAATCTCGGGGATGAAGTCTCCAGCGTGGTGCTCGACATCGGCAGGATCGTGGTCGCGGCAGCCGATCCTTTCGGGATTGTCTTGAGGACTCCCGATCCAGCGGTCACGGTCCCCGCGCCACCAGCGGCACCGTCGGCACCGTGGCGCACAACGCTTGGACGCCAGGGCAGTTGAATCGGTCCCATTTGCGCGATGCCACCGGCAATCGCTAGTGCGGTATCTCGGATGTGGATTTCGTCCGCGTAGCCGCCTCCGGCTTTTTTCGGCCACGGATCATCGGAAGTCAGCGGCACCCAGCCGCTTGCGTTCATGGAGTGACGAGGATTCCAGACTTCTGCGGCCATGATGATCTATGCGGCTTGGAGTTCGTAGAGGGCGAGCCAACGTTCGGCGTCACCGCCAGCATCGTTGAAACCGTCGAAGGAGATGAGCAGGTGTTCCTTCTTGTCGTCCACCGGGACAATCGCCGGGAAGGGGCGGTCCGGCCACGCCACCGACATTGCCAGAAGCTCGCTCGCCCCGCAGGTGTGTTGCAGGACAAGGGTGCGGCCTGCTTCGCTGTCGTAGTCAAGGACTGCGATTCCAGCGCGGATCGTGCGGCCCATGATGACCGAAGCGGATCCGACCTTCGCGCGCGCAGCGTTGAGTCCGGTGTTCGCGCCCCAATCGTGGATCTTGTGCTGGAGCGCGGCACCCGCGTAGGCGGTCATGGTGTCCAGCACCGAGAAGGAGTTGACCGGGCCATCCACGTCCTCCAGTCCGTAGAGGCAGAGGATTTCTTCTCCACCCAGGTCGCTGTTCAGCGAGGATCCGAAGATTTCCGGGTGTTGCGTTGCGATGTGCGGGCGACGGAGCGCGAGCAAATCGTTATCGGCGCTACCCGCGTGGAGCTTGATCGTCCCGGTCTCCAGTTCCGTAGCGAACGGGGTCGCGTGGTACATCCCCGCGAGGATCCGGTATTGGATCGAGTTGATGTAGCGCGCGCCGTCCCAGTCGCGATTCTCCCAGGCCACGATGAAGTCGCGGCGATTGGTGAGCGCAATCGTGGAGAGCATGTATCCGCCCGAGACCGTGGGTTTCGCAGGGGCATCGTCCCAATGCTGGTCCGCGTAGTTTTTAGAGATCGCTCCGGCCACCGGGTTTCCGGTCGTCGTCCACGGTATGACCTGAAACCGCTTGGAGTACGTTCGCTCGTGCGCGACCACGACGGCATTCGCGGTTTCGCTCGCGTAGGAGATGGCGAACACCCCCTCCTCGACGTAGGTGCTGCGGCAGTTCGCGTCCGACTCGCCCGGATCCACCGTGGTATCCAGCGGCCATCCGATGCTGCCGAGCGTGGACTGGTCCACTTGCCATTGCCCGTTCTCGCCTTTGAAGATTCGTGCGGCTTCGATGCGCGCGTTCGCGGCGGCGGTCGCTTGCCGCTCCCACGTCACGACGTAGGAATCTTTCGTCAGTCGGCAGGCAAACGGCTTCTCGCAAGTTTCCCCGCCGCCATAGATCGTGGTCCCTGAGATCGCGAGCACGAACATCGTTTCGCGGGACACCGAAGCCGGACTGTCCGGGTTGTAGTCGGTGACCATGCAGGCCACGCTCTTGTTCGCGGCACCGAAGTTCCACGGCACACAGGCGGATCCGGGCGCAGCAGCAACGCAGCCGTGGTCAGCCGGGACGTGGCTCGCGGGTGACTGTCTCCGCGCCCAGATGAGCTTGCGGCGCGGAGGCGCAATGGTTTTGACCATGCGGAGGTTCTACCGCGCGGACAGCAGCCGC